CACTCTCAGGTAACGTCCACCTATTACTTTGCTTGCGTTCTCCTCTTGTGCCTCAATCTCGAGGCGAATAGAGCGTAGCTCGCCATTACCTTCATCGTTCCATTGAGGTTTGTTATCATTGTAGGCATGAACATACGAACAAGAGACGATTTTAGCCTTCATTGCTTTGACCGCCTGCTCTTGATAGCCTCCCTTCTTAGGAACATATCCTATCTTTACATCGGAATAATAAACCGCAACTGCTCCCGCATCGTATTCGTTTTCCGGTTCTGGCTTTAGTAGTACGTAACCGGTAGGGCGTAGCGATGTTACCTCCTCGCCCTGACTCATTAATCCTGCAACCTTAAAACTAATCATTGCTTAGTGTCCCGTTTAATGTTTCTGCTATCTGCTCCCATGTAAGAATCGGAGTAGCCTCAGTGTTCAACATCTCGTTAGTAAGTTCCTGCTCAATCTCTTCATATGTCATTATCTTCCCTCCGTTAGTTGCAGACCTGCTAGCAATGGGATCATTATCAGCACGTAAACAATCATGATTCCTACTGGTGCGTCCGGATTAGCGAACGAGTACACCAGCAAAGCGAACCCCGCCACATACATGACGGTACAACCTAAGTCTAACATTTTATTTATAATATTCATTATCTTAACCTCCCTTAAATATCATTCCTACATACCATACGACGAAAACCAACCCGCACATTACCCATAGACATCCGACAAACTCAGTCATATTCAACCCCTAGTTCCATATGCTTGATATCATCCTCTGTGGAAATGTCGTGTGCCTCCGATAGTATGTCTGAAAGGTACTCATAGCTATGACCTGAAGCCTCTCCGAATAATTCGTAAGCCCTTGATATTTCGGCGCTTACAGCGCTCCGAAGAAAAGATAACTCATAAGACGATAGAACGTCAGCAAGCCTTTCTGATCTACTTAGGTTTCTTATTTTTTGCCGTGTTAAATAGTCTGTGTTAAGCATTGTACTTCTCCCTTTTTTCATCACTAATGGTTCCGAAGCCAAGGCTTTCGCAAATGGCTTCCATCTCGTCAATCTCCTCCGGCGTTGAACCGAATGGGTCAGCTGGCTGATCTATAAGCGCCTGCTCTAAATAGTCAATCATTCGCTCAGCGTCATGCCGTTCATGCCAAGAGTAAAAGTTGCCGCTTTCGTCTTGATGCACCTTGTTTGATGGTAACTCGATCTTAATTGCGTCCTCATGTTTAGTAATTTTCATTTTGTGTACCTTTCATTTAAGTTTTTGTTTACTTTTTCTTCAATTTCCAATGCCTTTTCCAGACCGTACTGGCGAACCATCGCCTGCCTTGATCTTGATATTGCCTTCTCGATTTTAACAGATAACTCTCTGTGTTGTTTCTCTGATTTTATATGTAATAATTTCAGTCTATTCATATAAATTTGCCTTTCGTTTAATTAAATTGGCTTTCTCATCAGTGCCTAGCCACCACACTAGACAGACGGGGAAAACCCCGTTTCGAGTTAATCCTCGTTTAAACACTCTGCTATTTCGTACCAATCAACATCGTGCAACATATCAAACATACATCTCATAGCAAAATCATCTGGTTTAGCATCGGGGTATCCGTCTGTTACCATTTCCCAGATATAGTCTTTTATCTGCTCCGGCTCGCATTCTCCGCCGAATAAGTCTTCCGACGTTACGCCGTCCAACAATTCAAGGTTTACTTTCCAAGTTGCATAATTTGCCCAACCGTTATAAGTTTCGTTATTCATTTTGCTTGTCTCCTGTTTAATTTAAATTGGCTTTCTCATCAGTGCCTAGCCACCACGCTAGACAGACGGGGCGAACCCCGTTTCGATTTATGCTTTTGCTTTCCTGATTTGTTGGACTTGCCAATCTACATAAGCATTGCGTAATTCTAGGTCGTAAATAAGGCATATAGCGGCAGTCAATTCTTTCCTAGCTTCATTATGTTCATGGCTATCGTTCCCGTAGACCTTTTCTTTACGCTCAGCTTTTTCCAGTAACAGCTCAGTTCTGTTGAATATAGTTTCGATCATGTTTGCTTTTGTCATTTGCTTTCTCCTTTTTAATTTAAATTGGCTGTCTCATCAGTGACGGTCACCATCCCGCCAGACCCTTAGGGTTTCGATTTTCCGATCAGCCGTCCACTTGGATTAAATCCCGCCTGCTGATTCGCAGCTAGCCGAGTTGCCTCGATTGAGGGGTCTGACGCTAGCCGTCCACTGATTGTCCGTGTGGATTCGGCTTGACTGGTTACGTCTGTCCTGACGTTGGTGAGCAAGTTCCGTTAGGCTCTTCTTAATCTCGTTGCGGTCTTTCATCATCGCCGCTTGCTGTCTTGCTGTCCGTCTGATGGGTTGTCTGTTCCCTGCGAACGAGTACAGTTATGCCATGCAGCAAAAATAAAACAACAAAAAAATTCACCCACATCACGAAACCCCTGCAAACATTGACTAAAATGACGAAAATAAATTTTTTGACAGCGCAAAATCAGGGACGATTTGAGGTAAAAATGTGTAAAAATATGTAAAAGCTGCGCGATGGCAAATGATACCTCGTCAAGGCATTCCATAGGCACAACATATAAAGAAACATATAGAGAGAGAGACAAAGACACATAGAGAGCAAACAAAACCAAAGCATAAGAGAGAGGTTTACTCCCCGACACCAATTGGAAGAGGGGTTCAACGCACCCGCACGCGTGCTAAAGGTATGCCAAGGTATGGCAAAGGTATGGCAAAGGGATGCCACAGTGGTGCCAAGGTTATGGCAAAGAGGGGTGTACCGCAACAGAGCCACCTCGAACGGGCAATCCTTTCGTCAGGGTCTGACCGATTTCCAGACCGGAATCTGTACCGGTATGGTTCGCAAGTCTACCGGTATGGTTTGCCAGTCTTTCGAAGGGGGGGGGGTTTTTGAGGGGGTACAGCCGGAACAGGAAAGCTAGGGAAATAAGTATTTAGACCCCCATCAAGATATTAAATATTTGAACCTAGAGGAACCTAGGGGGGTAAGCATTATCCAGAATACCCTCTTAAACGCATGAGGATGCATTCTAAGAGCATTTAGGGGTATAACCTATATGATGACCTACCTCGACAGGTTAAATGGCTTTAAAACGCAAATATGGAGCTTGAGGTAAAGTTAAAATCTTTTTGACAATATATCTTCCAAAGAGTATAAGGGAATTATGAATCAACAAGAAATATATAACGAGATGACTAGTGACCGCGATGACAACAAGAAGTTATGGGCGTTGGCGGGTAGACTAGCTGAGCCATTCAAAGCTTTGGAGAAGGTTAAGGAAACGATGCCATCTGGTGGGGCTGTGGATTTAGAAGACAAGGCTGGGTTACGCGAGATGGTTATGAAGCATCTGCTAAAGGAATCTAGTCGGGGCAACGCTCAGGCTTCGGATAAGCTGGCTAAGCTGGCTGGTCTAGGGGAGACGGAGCAGGATATTGCGATAACTATAATATCTTACAAAGACTGGAAGGAAGGCGAGTAATGGAGATGGAATGGCTAGAGAACTGGGAGTGTGCAGACTGCAAGAACAAGTTTCTTGTACCTGAGAGCGGCTTTGGTTTGCAGATAGAGGGCATACATAGCAGCCCCGTGTACTGTCCGTACTGTGGCTCAGAGGCTATAGCTTTGCTGGAGGACTTCGAGAACGCAGAGGCTGAGTACATTACAGAGGACGCTGATGGTGTTGAGATGGATAAGGTTGAGTTCGAGTCGCTAGAAGATATGATGAACTGGATTAAAGAGCTAGGCAGCGAAGAGGAGGACGAAGATGAAGATGAAAGTTTCTAAGGGTGACGCGGTCTACATCGAATGGATGGACATTACAGCCGACCTACACAGCGATGCTAAGCTTGAACCAGCACCAGCAGAGGTCATGGGGTGGGTAGATAGCGTTACGAAGAAGTACATAAGACTAAGCACCTGCCGTTACAAAACAGACGATCACTGTGATTTAAAAGATCAAATCGCTATCCCAATGGGGTGCGTTGAGAAGTTAGAGATTATTGGCTAAAAAATTTTAAACGCTACGCTTTTGATTTACCCGGGAGGGTACGAGGCGGCGCGGAAAGGGAAGTTATGAAATTGTGTTGGGAATGTGAAACTACTGACTGGGATGAGGAAAACCCTGTGTTTGAATACCTTGACCCCAAGGGCGAACTGGAGTTTGCTGTGTGCCAGCGTTGCATGGAGAAGGAGTCTGAGTACCTAGGGGAAGAAGATAGTGAGTAACATAGTTCTACCAACAGTTACTCCTAGACCATACCAGCTACCGTTCCTAAGGGCGTTTGATGCGGGTGCGCAGTATTCAGTAATATCTTGGTGTCGTCGAGCGGGTAAGGATGTGACCTCGTTTGCAGCCTTGGTATCTAGGGCTATGCAGACGCCGGGCAGTTACTACTACCTGTTCCCTACTAGAGCGTGGGCGCAACGTGCGTTATGGGATAACATCTGTGAGTGGGCGGGGGGCGTTAAGCTGGTAGACCTGCTTTGTCCGCCTCAGATTGTAGCTAAAAAGAATAACTCAGATTTTTATTTAGACCTGATTAACGGTAGCCGGATTAAGATTGATGGTACAGACAACCTAAACTTCGTAGGTCAGGGTGGCTCTGGCTACGTGCTGTCTGAGTTCTCTCTGCATAAAGAAGAAGTAACAGGGTTTCTTGCACCTATCCTCACAGAAGGTTCAGCGTTTGCTATATTCAACGGCACAATGCGTGGACAGAGTAACCATCTGTACAAGCTATACGAGGCTAACAAGAACAGAGACAACTGGTTTACACAGCATCTTACGCTAGAGAACACAAAGACCAACTACTGGAAAAGCCCCGATGGGGAGCTAAACATTAACCCTGAGCTAGAAGGTATTATCAATCCATACGATGGTAGACCGTACAAAAACATTCAGGACGATGTGGATTCCGGCATCATATCGTACACCATGGCTAGGCAGGAGTATTTAAACGAAGCTGTTGCACAGGTACAGAATAGCTACTATGGTCACGAACTACAGATACTAGAGAAGGAGGAACGCTACGGAAACTTCGATGCTCCCGGCTCAGTGTACACCTTCTGGGACTTGGGTACTAGTGATGCAACCAGCATTGTATTTGCCAAGATCATAGAAGGCAAGCCCTTCATCATCGACTATCACGAATCAAATGGTAAGAAGATTGAGGACTATGCCTTGGTACTAAACAGCAAGAACTACAGATATGCAGGTCACTACGCACCGCACGATGTATCAAAACGAATGCTGTTTGGTGACTTAATTACAAGAGCCAAAGAGGTTGGCATAGACTTTAGACGAGTACCCAAGACTAAGTCCGTACTGGAGGATATTGAAATCTGTCGCCGCATGATTAGAAAGATACTTATCCACGAAAGATGCAAAGACTTATTCGACCACCTAGGTTTGTACAGGGAGGGGTCATCAGGTAAACCGGTGCATGATGAACACTCTCATGGGGCGGATGCATTTAGAACAATGGTAATGGCTATACACCTAGGCTTAGTCACGCCTTATTTAAGCAGCGGAGAGGTTAGAAGCCTACCAATGTCGGTAGGAGAAGCGGAGGAATATGTCAATGAATACACCGATACAGAAAGCAAAAGACCTTTATGGGAGCAGGTTAGAGGAGTTGATACTTCACTACTCGGATAATGGGCTGATGTATAGCGACAATCAAGTGTTCGTGCTGGCTCAGCTACACAACAAAAATTTGTTAGAAAACGAAAACTCTTTGAAAGATGTTGACAAATTAGACTGTTGGTATGTACATTACGCGGCAGGAGATTTGAACCGATTGTTTGAAATATGCCCATATAACGTTGAGTGGGTTGCATTTGAAAGAGGGGATGATACCCTTCGATTTTATAAACTAGACAGAATTAGGAGACTTAGTAATGGGACGTAAGAAATCAAAACCAATTCCGCCACCGACAGCACCCCCGCCACCGGCAGAGGATGTATCAGCAGAGATAGTATCTCCAGTTATGCGTAGAGCTGCTAGCCGTAGAATCCAGTCAACGTACACTACGCGTGGTCAGAAGATGGGGAGAGCAAGGCTCAGTACTAGGAACAGCTCAACAGAAGTTTGCAGCACCCTCCAGCTACCTAGCTAAACCCAAGAAGATAAAAAAGGATTCAATGTAATGGATGTTAATTCGCTAATTAAGATGTACCAAAGAGAGAAGGGAAGTTCAGAGCGAACTAACTTTGAAAGACTATACGAATCAGCCGCCGAGTTCTGCAACCCTAGTGCTGACAACATCCAAAGCAAAAGAGCTAAGGGTGAGCGTAATGATGTACAGCGTGTAACGGACGTAGGCATTAAGGCTCGTCGTATGTTTACTGCTGGTATGATGAGTCACCTGTTCCCTCAGGGTCAGAACTGGATTCGCGTTCAGTCACAAGATCGCGAGCTAGGCAAGTCAGATAACGTCAAGCGTGCATTATCATCTGTTACCAAGAAGTTTGTACGTGGAATCGAAGACTCTAACTTCTACGAGGAGATGGGTCAGTGCATTGACCACTGTGGATACATTGGAACAACAGCTTTGTACTGTGAACCAAACACCAAGCGTGACCTCAACTTCCGCTCTCACTATATTAACCAGTTCTTCTTCTGTGAAAACTACATGGGAGATGTTGATACTGTTATCCGTGAGTTCAAATTAACCGCACGCCAAGCAGTACAGCAGTTTGGTGGCGACTGCCCCACGTCTATTAGTGACTTCGCTAAAGACCCGCAGACATCTAACAAAGAGTCTACATTTATACATATCGTAATGCCTAGAACCGGGTTTGTTCCCGACTCACTGAAGAAGACTGAGAAGCCAATAGCGTCTTACTACATCTCCTTGGAAGGTAAGCAAATGGTTCAGGAGTCAGGGTTTGATGAGATGCCCTATTCAGTGGGTCGGTTTTATAAAACTAACTACGAGAAGTATGGTCGGTCACCTGCATTAGAGGTGTTCTCTACTATGCCTTTAGTTAACCGCATGGAAGTATCCCGCATTCGTGGAGCTGAGCGTGTATCTAACCCGCCATGGCTAGCACCTAACGATGGTAGTGTTCGTCGTATCAGTAACGACCAAGGCTCCATCATTTACTGGAACGCTGGCAACCCGTTGTCTAAGCCTGAGCAGCTACGCCCGCAAGACAATGTAATGGTCAATGATGCAATGATACAGAAGAAGGAAGAAGAGATTATGGATGCCTTCTATGTACCGTTATTCAATCCTCTACACAACAAGAAGAACATGACTGCATTTGAATCATCAGAGCGACTGAACCTATCATTACAGTTCTTAAGCCCTGCTGTTAACCGAATCAACAAATACTTCGTCACACCTATCTTGGAAAGAGCGTTTGGTATTATGTTGCGTGCTGGTAAGTTTCCTGAGCTGGAGATACCAGAGCTGTCTGGAGCTAACCTAGAGTTCGACCTAGTAGGTAAAGCTTCTATTGCTTCACGCCAGATTGAGCTGTTCGGTACTATGACTGCAATGCAACAGATGATGCAGATCGCTCAGTTTAAACCAGAAATCTTAGACAACGTAGATGCTGACAAGACTGCACGATTCATTCAGGAAGTTAACATGGTTCCTGTTGAGCTACAGCTTTCAGAAGAAGCGGTCATGGAGAAGCGTCAGGCTCAAGCTCAAGCGGCACAGCAACAAGCTCAGCAACAGCAGATGACAGCCATGAGTGATGCGTATGTTAAAACCCAGAAGGCTCCTGAAGAGGGTTCAGGTGCTGAGCTGCTGGGACAACTAATGGAAGAGCAGGGAGAGTAAATGGACATCATTGACAAGGTCACCTACGACTTTAAGTGGGACGACGAGAAGGACTTGGCAGAGCAAACTAGACGGGCGTTCGTGGAGGTATTCAATCCCGAAAGCCCCGAGGCTGTACTGGTAATGCGGTATCTGGTAGGGATATGCAAATGGCAGGACATCACTGAGTACAACGACCCTATCATTGAGGCAAAGATCAACACGCTACGCAATGTTATCCTAGCCATTAAGAAGCAACTTAACATGGATGAAATAAAAGATGAAGAAGTATACGAGTAAGGTTAATCAGGCTGGTAACTACACCAAGCCTACAATGCGTAAGCGTCAGTTCAACCGCATCAAAGCTGGTGGCAAGGGTGGCAAGCCCGGTCAATGGTCAGCACGCAAGGCTCAGATGCTAGCCCGCGTATACAAAGCGGCAGGAGGTGGATACCGATGAAACCATCTCAAAAGTCTTTAAAAGATTGGACTAAGCAGAAGTGGACTACGAAGAGCGGCAAGAAGTCCAGCGAAACAGGTGAGCGTTATTTGCCCAAGGCGGCAATAGAATCCCTAAGCGACAAGGAGTATGCGGCAACAAGTGCGGCTAAGCGCAAGGGAAGCAAGGCTGGCAAACAGTTTGTTAAACAACCCAAGAAGATTGCAAAGAAAACAGCGAGGTATAGATGAAAAAGAAAGCATCAATTTTAAAACGTATCGGCGTATCCGGCTATAACAAGTCAAAGCGTACACCGGGTCACTCAAAGAAATCACATGTAGTAGTAGCCAAGTCAGGCTCTACGGTTAAAACAATAAGGTTCGGACAGCAGGGAGTATCAGGAGCTGGAAAGAATCCTTCAACTAAAAAGCAAAAGGCTAGACGCAAAGCTTTCAAAGCTCGTCACGCTAAGAACATATCCAAGGGTGTGTTGTCTGCGGCGTACTGGGCTAACAAAGATAAGTGGTAGTCTAAAACTAAAAGGAGGTAGCGACACCCCGCAAGGGATAACTTCGCTATTGTTATGAAAAGTTCTAAAAAGAAATATGCAAACGCAAAAGTATATGGTAAGACATATCCAGCAAGTAAGAAAAAGTACACAGCTAAAAAGAAAAACAAGGGAGAAGGATAATGGCTGAAGAACAAGTAAACGAAGAAGTGGTTACAGAGGAAGCAGCTCCAGTTGTAGAAGAAGCTGCACCGGTAGAAGAGTCTAACACAGAGCCTACAGAGCAGGCGTTTGTAGATTCAATGCTGTCACAAATAGACGACGAGGATGTTAAGTCTGCTGGATTCTGGAAGAACCTGGAAGGCAAAGATGCCACAGAGGTTGGTAAGTACATCAAAGAGCTTCAAAGCTTTGTAGGTAAGAAGACTGACGTTCCCGGTAGCGATGCATCAGAAGAAGAGTGGACTGAGTTCTACACCAAGATGGGGCGACCTGAATCAACCGAAGGTTACGACTTTACATTCGGAGATGAGTTCAAGGAGCTGGTTGGTGAGGAGTCTGTTGAGTTCTTTTCTAATGCAGTCGAAGGATTTAAAGATCACGCATTCAAGCTAGGAGCTAGCCCAGAAAAAGCCGAAGAGATGGTTGACTGGTATCTGGGTATGGTAGCCAAGGAAGTGGAAGAGGCTAACGAAGCTGCAACTAAAGCTGATGAGGAGATGGACAAGGAACTCCGCAAGGAATGGGGAGATGGATACGATGGGATTATGAATGGCATCACTGCTATGCTTAAAGCCAACGGTATGCCCGAAGACAACCTACAGTTTGCAATGGAGTCTGGATTGTTGAAAGACCCATCACTGGCAATTACCCTAGGTAAGATTGCGGCACAGTTTGCAGACGACGAGGAAATTGGACATCACCAGACAAATACAATGGCAGGACTCAAGGATCAGTTGTTTGAAGTTAACCAACAGATCAAGGACTTGCTTGGAACTACTGGTAATATTCCTTCGCACATTCAGGAGAAGCGTTTAGACTTAATGCGCAGACTGGGTGATAATTTATAAAACATCTTGACAATCTTTGTAAGATTATAATATAAGGTAACGCATCAAATCGTGGGCAACTCTTCGGAATCCACGATAGATGCAGTCTACGCAGACTTTAAATGCTAGCGAACAACCCACTCTGTGGATAATTAAGTAGCGTCATGACAAGTAACATTAAATATATTAACTTAATTAAAATTAAATTGGAGAAATAAAATGGCATATACAGGCGGTCAATTAGACCCTAACTTCGTAAACCAGTTTGCTTCTACCCTGCACCTCCTCACAGAGACTAAGGGCGGTAAATTTGCTGGCAAATCAATGGAAGACTCAATCGACGGAGAGTACAAGTTCTACGACACTCTGTCTTCAGTAACTGCATCAGAAGTAACTTCAGCTGCTACTACTGGCACTGCTAACACAAGCCCTATCGCAAGCATCGCTCACGATCGTCGTCGGGTTTCTGCTAACTCTTATGACGTTGGTCTGATGATCGACAGCCAAGACAAGCTTCGTTCTTTGATTGACCCTTCTGCTGAGTACGTTCAGCGTATGGTTTCTGCATTGAACCGCAAGCGGGACATCGAGTTCATCTCTGGTATCCTTGGTGAAGCTTCTGTTGGTAAGGCTGGCGCAGGTAGCCCGGTTGCATTGGGAGCTGGACAGGTAATTGCTAACGCTAACCAAGGCTTGACTGTTGCTAAGCTGCGTGAAGCTCGTGCTAAACTCGAAATCGCTGGCGTTGACCTTGACGACCCGATGAACGAGCTGTACATCGCTGTTACACCTAAGCAGATCGCTGACCTGTTGGCTGAAGAGAACGTTATCTCTAGCGACTACAACAACATTCAGGCGTTGGTTTCTGGTAAGGTTAACAACTTCCTCGGCTTCAACTTCTGCATCAGCAACTTGTTGCCTAAGGTTGACGACACTGGTGTTGTTCTGTCTTGGACTAACGACGCTCCTGACGCTGGTACTGTTTCTGACGCTACTGCTGACGGTGATGTTCGTGCTAACATCGTATGGTGCAAGTCTGCCATCCGTACTGTTACTGGATCAGACATCAAGACTGAAGTTGAAAAACGTGCAGACATGCGTTTCAACTGGTATGCATACGCTTCAGCTCGTTTCGGTGCTGTCCGTATGGAAGAAGCCAAAGTTGTTCGTGTTGACTGTGACGAATCAGTAGACGCGTAATAACAGGGGGTTAATAGCCCCCTTTCGTTTTACCCTAGCTGGCGTGAGTTTTCCTTCTCGCTCTGTAAGTCCAGCTTTTTCTTTACCCCTTTTATTCTGGAGAGAACATGACCAAGATTGAGATTTGCAACCACGCATTACTAAACATCGGAGCAGACACTATTGCTTCTCTCGACACAAACTCCAACACAGATGATGGCGTAGTATACAGTGCCAAACTCTGCAATACTTTTTTCAACCAAGCATTAGAGGAAGTACTACGTACGCACAAGTGGAACAGCGCAATGAAGCGTGCATCACTGGCAAGACTATCAGAAGCCCCCGCATTTAAGTTTAAGTATAAGTACCAGCTACCAATCGACTACATCCGCATTATAAACGTGTACGATACGACAGAAGCAAACAGCGTTAAGACTGAGTGGGTTGTTGAAGGTAACACAATCCTGTGCGACTACGATGCCGTCTATCTGTCCTACGTTTCCAAGGTAGAGGATGTAAACACACTGGATGCCTTTCTAACTCAGGCTATTATTCAGAAGCTAGCCATCAAGCTATCCGTACCAATGCAACTGGACAGAGCGATGAAGAACGATCTGATACAAGAATACAATTCAGTAATACTTCCTCAAGCCCGCAGTGTAGATACACTAGAAAATAAATACTGGGAAATGGAAGAGAGTGACTTCCTACTGTCAAGACAACACGAAAGCCCGGTAATATAATGCCAATTAATTACACGCAATCTTTTAATGCGGGAGAACTATCTCGTAAGCTGGACGGACGTAGCGATCTAGAGCTTTACAAGGCGGGTTGCCGCGATCTGAGTAACTTTATTGTACTGCCACAAGGTGGTGTTGAAAGACGTGCTGGCACTGAGTTTGTATCTCTGACCGGTACTGATGGCTCTACCCCGGCTAGACTGCTACAGTTCGACTTCTCTAGTGACATTAGGTTTGCTATTGAGCTGGGTATTGGATATGCTAAGGTTCATTACACAGATAATAACGGCGTAGATCAGGTAGTGCCAGTTACAGAAACCGACCCGATTGAATACACCGAAGACGAATTACGCACAGTACAGTTTACACGTAAGTACGATACGCTTATACTAACCTGCCCCACCAAAGAGACTATGATCTTTAGACGGGACACCATAGCTCCTACATTTTCTGTATCAAAGATTGCCTACACATACCCTCCCACCATGGAGGTTAACATAACAGATACAGAGATTACTGCGTCTGCAATTACTGGTGTATACACAGGAACAACTACACTGACATCCACTTCGGACATCTTCTTTGATGGTCACGAAGACTCACACTGGGCTATTGACCACCTAAGAGATGGTGACAAAAAGGAAATAACATTTTCAACTAACGGCACACAACCAAGCGATCCACTGGACGTTAGCTTCTCCAACTGGGAGATTGAGACTGATGGTACGTGGACTGGTGAAATCGGGATAGAAAGAAGCATTGCCGGAGCAGCATTTGAACCCTACGTTACTATTGGTGATACCACTGGTGGTGTGTCCAGAAACTTTAAGTTTGCATCCGCAGAAGCTGAGGGCTCCAACGTTAGGATTAGAATAGCTGCTGACATTGCGACGTCAACAATGACTGCCAATCTTTATACAGATAATACATACCACAAAGGTCTTGTTAAGATTACTAGTGTTACCAATGCCCGGGAGGCAGAGGCTCAAATCATCTCCACAATCCAAGCTGGAGAAGTAACCCCATCAGCAACGGTACACTGGTCAGAAGGTGCGTTCTCTGGCTACAGAGGGTTTCCTCCTGCGTCAGAGTTCTTTGAAAACAGACTGTGGCTGGCTGGGTCTAAGGATCAACCGGCAGATTTGTTCGCATCTAAGTTTGGTGAAAACTTTAACTTCCTTACAAGTACGCTGTCTACAGATGCAATCAAGCGCACAATCGATTCACCAGAAGAACCCAAATGGCTAGAAGGTAAACGCTACCTGTTCCTTGGTACGGCTGGTACGGCGGTATCTATTAGATCAGCAGACAAGGACTCACTGATATCGCAATCCAACATCACTACACTGGTAGAGAACGCTTACGGCTCAGCGGCACTACAAGCTGAAGTAGCCAACGATGTAGTTGTGTACGTACAGCGTGACGGTCTGAAGCTAAGAGAGCTAGTGTTTGACCGCAACCAAGACACATTTGTAGGAAACGATTTGAACATGCTGAGCGAGGATATTACACTTAGCGGTGTTGCAGAAATGTTTGTACAGAAGCAACCGAACCAGTTTATCTGGTGCATTAAGGAAGATGGAACAGCCTGCGTACTAACGTATGAGCGTGGACAGGACGTAAAGGGATGGGCTAGAGTATCTACTAAAGGACTAATCTACAGCGGCACATCTATTCACAACGGCGGCGAAGACACTACATGGCTGTGCGTTAAGCGTAGTGACCAGTACTGCATCGAAAGAATGCACCCCAGAAAAGACTTGGACTGGTATGTGGATTCCGGCAAGATACTAGACGGTGGTGCAGAAGTAAGCGTTACCGGCATCGCATTAAACTCTAGTAAAGAAATTACAGTTACTACAGGCGGACATACATTGCTTGATGACGACCTAGTTAGGTTCTCAGAGTCGCCGGCTGTGTATAAGGTTTCCGATAAAGATGCTACTACATTCAAACTAAAGGAGTCCTCTTCAACCGATTACGCTGTGTACATTCCGCGTAACGGTGATACGTTTGATGTTGTAGACACAGGAGGGACAACCACACTAGCCGATGCTAACTTAACGGGTACATATAAATATAACGGTCAGACTTGGACTAACACAGCAAATCCAGATGCTTACTTTGAAGCACAGTTCGAGAGTGCTAGCACAAACTACTGGCTGTTTTACGGGAACAATGTATCCGCTTTTGCTGATACTGCTAGCTTCAACAGCTCCAGCGTTGAGTATGTAGCACCATGGGAAGCTGGTTGGAATGCTTTTCAGGCTGGGATTAGCTACACGTTTACCTCTGCTAACTTTACGAACATCCTGTCAGTACCATTTGGAGCTGCATTTGAGCAGGTGTTTAACGAGGTAACAGAGCTAGATCATCTCGAAGGAGAGACTTTACAGGTGGTTGCTGATGGTTCATTCCACTCAGAGCAGGTAGTATCCGGTGGCTCTATTACTATCCCCGATGCAAGCAACAACATAATTGCAGGACTCCCCTACGAATCCATACTTAGACCCATGCCTATTGAGCCGGAACTAGGAGGGCTGAACCCGCAATCAAGAGTTAAAGCAACTTCAAAAGTTATTGCAAGATTTCACAACACCAAGGGTGCCAAGGTTGGCGAGGCAGGCAAGCAGCTTACCACATACCCGGTAGTGGATACTCAGGATGTATCGGGACAACCTGTCGCACTTAAGACTGGTCAACAAAGATTTTTCGTTGGGTCGGATTATGAAAGAGAGAAAATTATGGAGATTAAACAGGATTTACCATACCCTATGACGGTACTAAGTATAGCAACACACATCAATGCGGAGGGTGCGTAAAATGTTTGTAGAATTTGCAATAGCAAAAGGTATAATGGGCTATCGTTCTGCTAAGAATAAAGCAAGACAAGCCAAGCAGATTGGCGAATACAATGCCAAGGTAGCTGAGATGAACGCTAAGGCTGAAAAGGGTGCGTTGGTTCAGGACTCAAGAAAGCTTGTTAAAATGCAGCGAGAAGAAAAGGCACAGCAACGCATGAGTGTAGCGAGTCGGGATGGACTGGAGACTGGCGGAGATTTGCTGGACATGATTAACAGTGCAAAGGATATGCAACTAGACCTGTTGGAAATTGAAACCAAACAAGACATTGCATTGTACAGAGGTAAGATGGAAGCAGAACAAGCGAGAATGGGAGCCAAAATGCAAGCAAGTTCATTGAAGGCACAAGGCAGACAAGCTTTAATCAGCGGCGCAATGGAAGCCGCAGGTAGTTTTATAAAGTAATTTAGGAGAAGGATAATGGCTATTTCATTAAAGAAGTACGATCGCAAGGTAGGTTTTACAGGAGAGACTGGGGCTAAAAAGATTGATTCCGGCTTGGCTTCTCAGATGATTGAGTCCGCTGGTGCAAGGGATACATCCATAGCTAATGCGCTTGGAAACGCAGCTAAAGTTGCTGATGCATTCATCGAGCGCAACAAAGAAATAAAAGCAAAAGCCTTAAAGGTTGAAGGTGATTTGCTAGAGCATGAGTTTAGTAGCGCACTAGACCTAGCCAATTCGGTATACTCAGAAAGCCGCCAGAACAGAACCGACTACTCTACATGGGGTACAGGGGAAGACAAAGGCTTGGTTGACTGGAAAGATTCTACCTCAAAGATACTAAGCGACCCACGCCTACAGAAGTTCCCCAACCTAAAGGCTGAGCTGGAGATCACAATCTCAAAAGGCTTGCAGGGTAACGCTGTTAAGGCTAGAGCTGAAGGTGTCAGCATTATGGGCAAGATGGCTAAAACAGCCAACGAGAACACACTTGAACGTCTTTACAACATGGGTGATTCAGATGGCGCACTAGCTCAGATAAACAAAATGAGGGAACTGGAACTCTACAACCCGGTAGAGATGTCAGAATTTGAAAGCGCACACTCATCTAAACTAGAGTCAAATCGTCTCACCAAGGCAATGTATAACGATACAGAGAATACTATTACTATACTAGAGGCACAACGCTCAGGCAAAAGTCCAGAAGGAGCATTTGCTTTGGATGATGCGGCTATTAAAAGCGGTCTGACACAGGCTAACAAGATACTATCTGACAAACAAAACCTCGCTGCATCTGAGACATATTTGTCAGAAGAATACGTGAATAGCAGTGATGAAGACAAAATTGTAAAGGTTAGAGAGCTTGAGGCTAACGGAACAATCTCTACTGCTAAAGCTGTATCTGAGATTAGACGCATACAGGAAGACCCCAAGATTAGCCCTGATGAAATCGCTACACTAGGAAAAGCTAGAGCTGACATTCGGCTAGCGGCGGCTGGTCGCCATCCAGAAGGTAAGACTGTAGCACAACTAGTTGCATACTACGGAACCGAAGATCGCTCTCAAGACTTTATGACTAGATTAACTGGCTATTCATTAGCAGAGGTTAACCCAGATGAGGCTGTATCCGGAAGAGCCTACAAAAGTGTACGTGAAGAGTATGCCCAGCGGCTGGCTGAGATGGCTGCAGATGGTTCACTTATTGAGCCGGGCAAAGGGTTTCTATGGTTTGAAAGTGATACAGCAAAGCAGTTTCAAGGTATGAACACAGATCAGCGGGAATCAGCCTCAAGCGTGTTAAATCAGGGTGCTATTACTGAGTTTAACGATAGAATGGATGACTGGAAAATAAAGAACGCTGACTCATCTATACAAGAAACTCGCGAAGAAGCTCAGGAGATATTCTCAGAAGTTGCTAAGGAGTTTGCACAAAGCGAAGTGCCTTCATTGATCGAAGAGTACAACCTACTAGAAACGGTAGAAACGCAGTATGGTGACCGTAGAGGTCGCACCAATAAGCCTAGAGTTTCACGGGAAACAGTTGACGCTAACGAGTCTAATGTAGTAAAAGTAATGGAGAAACTAAACATTAGTCGCGAAGAAGCTATACAAAAACTGAAGGATGCAAACCGATGGAATTAAACGAGAAGAAGGACGAGGGGGTGGTTCAAAATATGAACCGGGGTGGTTCAATAAATGAACTAGGGGTGGTTCAAAATATGAACCCTAACTATAAGAAGGTTAACAATAAGAATATAACTATACAAGATGAGCAATTAGAACCTAGTGATAAAAAGCCCGAAGTTGATGAATTGTCATTCCTAGATCAAGAAGATGATTCCGCTCCGTCAGATGAATTGTCATTCTTAGATCAGGAACAGGATTCCGCTCCAGAAGATGAGCTTGCGTTCCTAGATGAAGAAGAAGATGAGCTGTCGTTTCTGGATGAAGAGGAAGAAGTAGACATACAAGCTGAACTTATGTCTGGAATAGATACGGATTCCGATCAGCCGAACTACGACACATTCCCTCAGATGAAAGAAACATTCAATCCAGAGGTAGCAAAGAAGTTTGCAATGGCTAATGGTTTAAATGAAGAGCAGGCTGCTCATGCATCAAGCCTAGCACAAACAACCATCTTCGGTAACGCCGCATGGGGCGAAACATTTGAGCAACAGATGTCAGACAACACAGCCCTATCTTTAGGCATGGGTGTGTCTAAAGCAATAATTTCGGGGATTGGTGGAATCATTGATATCTGGGACAAAGACAAAAACGCTTTTGAAAAGAAGTACGAAGAGTTAGATAGCATACAAACCAAGGGTTTAATGGAAGCCCTACAAGAAGGCGACAAGTCTAAGTTCTACCTACGCTCAGTAAACAAGGGTGTTGGTGACATTGGCGGAAACCTTTTGCTTATGGGCAAAATGATGGCTGCCGTTAATGGATTAGCCAAAGGAAAGAACCTATCTCTTGTAGCCAAGGGTAAGACTTATAAAGAGTTGTTCAAAATTACAAGTCTTCGTAGTACCTTTATGGGTGCGTATACAATGGCGTTTAGTTCTGGCTCACTCGAAGAGCGTACTAAGAGTGCGGCAATAATGGCAGGCATGAGCATGACACCCTGTGTTCTCATCTTTGTCTAAGACAAACTTCAAGGCTATCGTTAAAGATATTACAGCTAACGCCGCACTGACAACAGCCTTTAGATGGGAGGATGCACAGGCTAGAGCTAAGAGCATGGCTATTACGGTTGCAGGCAAGGGAGCAACGCAGGAGGAGATTGAGTCTGTTGAGCGTGAATTCCTGATTTCAGAGGCTATACAGAACTACGGTGCAGATATTGTCTTCGGTTCAATGACACGCCGTGTTGAGTCATCAGTTAAGGTTTCAGAGAAGATACCTCTCATCGGTGGGTTTGAGTTCATAGCCGCACAGAAACCTAAAAGGAAAATAAAGACTAGAAAAGAACAAACTGAGTTTGTAAAGAAAGGTCTGGAGAATCCGTATGCTGAGCTAGGCAAGAAAGATATTACAGATGCAGACCTAGCTCCTACCAAGGCGGCAGAGACTGTATTTACGCCAGAAGGCACGCAAACTGTAGCCCAACGTAAGAAGGCACAGCAGATACAAAACAAAGCCAAAGAAGGTGCTGTAAAGGAAGGAGAGGCGAGAAGGCGTCAAATTTACACGGAGATCGCAAACAACCTTAAGGCGGGTCAGAAGCCACCTAAGAAGAAAGAAGCCGTTACACGCGATCCTCGTGGCTTTAAAGGGGTAGCTAAGAAGGCTCAGGCTGTGCTAAGGGAGTTTGTAAGAATGGACGAGCTTGCTGACACCCTTGATGGAGGTAAAGGTAAATACGATGGAGTAGCCCACAAGGCTCTTATTGATAACCAAAGAGCTGGTGATGCAGATGCGTCCCGTATGGAGCGTTTTCGCAAGGAAGCATTTGATTCCACAATGAAGAGATTAAAGCTTAACCCTAGAAAGCTGGCTCAAAAGATTAGCTTCCACGCTGGATACGGAAAGCTTACTATATCAGAGCTGATGGGTGTATACGCTAAGTCCAAGCAAAGAGGCGGAGCAAAGGCTGTATTGAGAGGTAACTTCAAAGGCGACAAAGATGCCATGCGTTCTGCAATTAAATTCATAGAAGACAACCCGGCATACAAAGCTGCGGCAGATCACGTCCTTGCTGACTACGCAAAAACTCGCGGACGTATAGCTGATGTGTACTTCAAGACAGAAGGCAAAGCACTAGAAGATATAGACTACTACTCACCCCTAAACAGAAAAGACGTAGAGTTTGTTAAGGGTATTGATGATATTAAAAACATGCTGGAGGGTACAGGTGATTTTTCTAGTGCGGCTCCATCAAAAGCACAGATGAAGAAGCGTGTTCAGTCGGGAGCAGAGGTACGGCTAGACCTAGTTGGGGAATGGTTGGGTATGGTTAACAAGATGGAACACTACATACATCAGGCAGAAAATGTACAGGTTATCAATGGCATACGAAAGAACCTAGGCTCACAAATCAAGAAGGTACATGGTGAATCAATGGTTAGAGAGCTGGAGATGTATCAGGAACGTGTGGCTAATCCGCAGAAAATGAGCAGATCAGATGGTCAGACAGATGCAATCTTAAAAAGAATTCGTAAAAATTTAAGCATAGGATTCTTGGCATTTAACCAAACTACCGGCATCAAGCAGATACCATCTTTGTTCTACTACATGCAGGACTTAGGTGGAATAGGAGAGGGAGGGGCTAGACTTGGTCAGGGCTTTATGAGAACAGGCAACAACGTGGGCTATTGAGAAAAATGCTAATGGCACTCCAAAGCTGTACAACAAGTCTATTCGTCGCGCTGAGATGCTGGACGAAAGCATTAGATCGACCACCGTTGATAGTGTTATAGCAGACTTCAAAGCTAATGACCCTGCCGCTTATGACAAGATGGTCAACCTTGTGGGTGAGGTAGGACTAAAGCACATTGTAATGATCGACAAAGTGGTAAGAGCTACTGGCTTTAATGCTGTGTACGACAAGGCGCGATCTGAGTACAAGACGCACAATGAGGCGTTGAGACTGGCTAGAAACAGCACAGCTAGAACACAGCCTACCAACAAACCAGCAGAGCTGACAAGCTTCTACCAGAAGGGTGAGTCTGCCAGAACTGTAATGATGTTCTCAAACCAGCTCAATAAAATTATGAACGGTATATACGCAAGAGCGCCAAAGCTTGCTAGGAACTTTAAGGATGCAGAATCCAGAGAGTCACTAGAGGCACTCGTATTCTCCACAATGCTTGGTGGTATGGGTATCTGGGCTGCAACAAATGGCAAGTTCCCTGAGACAGAAGAGGAGTTTAAAAACTATCTTGCTAACACAGTACTAAGCGGAAGCGGATGGCTTGGTGGATTTGCAATGCAGGAAATGTCTGGTTATGACTACGAGATACCGGCAATAGGCGTAGCAAAAGAGGGTGTTAAACTAGGTCAAAAGCTCGCTGATAAAGATAAGCGTGATGACATTGGCTTGCGTGATATGGATATGCTACTGGCTGGTATTGGTGTCCCAGTAACTGGTGTCAAGCGTGCATACAATGCGGCAGACAGTGGCAATCTATCAGAGTTATTCTTTACAAAGAAAAACGAAAAAGCAAAAAAATACAATATTGATTGACAATCTTATTAATTATATATATAAACAATAACATCTTTACGGTGAAAGGTTAGGTTAGGTATGGCATTATCAAGCGAATTAAATAGACAAACGTATTCTGCACTAGCAGGACAGACGGACTTCCCGTTTACACTCCCCTTCTTTGATGCTACAACAGTTAGCGGAGAAAAGTATGGTGATATCAAAGTGTACCAAGAGGAAACAGACGGTACGCTGACAAGCCTAGTAGCCAACGAATCACCAGTTGCTGGACAGTTTAAGGTGGTAACATCTGACCCCGGCAACGGATGCACCGTCACGCTGGGTGCTGGAGCCTCACTAAACGACATTATTGTTATTGAGCGTGATGTTGCCTATACACAGGAGTACGATCTGCAGGAAGGTTCTACCATTGATCCTTCAGCTTTAAACAAAGCACTTGACAGAGTGGTTGCCCAGAACCAACAGCAAAACGATTTGTTCACGCGTACTGTAGAGTTTCCGGTAACCGATAACAATGTTACATATACCGTAGGATCATCAACTGCTAGAGCCAACAAGGCTCTGGGATTTGACGCTAGCGGCAATGTTACTGAATTAGATATCGCACAGGAAGGCGGATTCTCTGTTGACTCTAACGAGGGGCTTAGCCTTGTATCAGGTCAGTTATCAGCCAAGGTGGATAGCACTAGCACAGAGTTTAGCGGTGGCAATATCGCAGTAAAAGACGCAGGTATATCAGTTGATAAGCTAGCTACTGATGCTGTTGAAACAGTTAAAATTAAAGATGACAATGTTACTTATGCTAAGATTCAGGACATCACTACATCTAACAGCGTACTAGGTAACACAGCCACAGGCGAGGTAACAGAAAGAGCGTTAGTTGGTGACATCCTTATAGACGACGACACAATGTCTACCCCTTCAAATCAAAAGGGTGCTACTCAAGAATCCATTAAAGCATACGTTGATAACAGTGTTTCTCCACTAAGACCGAAATTTATTACCTTAACAGGTGGGACGCGTTCTCTTAGTCAGGCTAGCACAACAGCTAATTATACGCACACATTTAATATATCAGAGTTTGCAGGGTCTGGATTAACGACAGCAGATATTACAGGGATTGTTGTTCGGGTACATGCAGGCGGAAATGGTTATGCAGAGTTAGCGGCAACCCTACCATTTGGAGGAAGCACTACGCTGGCTAAGGGTGTTGGTTCATCAGGTAGCTATTCAGATGGAACAGACACAACTGTAACCATTCCAATCAATGCTGGTCAGACAAGTTTTTCTTTAATCGGTTTTACATCCGGTGGCTCTGCGGACACAAGCTATGTAATTCGCGGTGCAATGGTTTATAAATAAAATATTAATAATACAACGAAAGGTTAGGTAAGGTAATGGGATTAGGAAACATTAAAGCTGGTGAAGATCGTTACAACAACAAACTTCAATTCGCACACTTACGCACAGACTTATACACAAACGTATCGGCAGGCGGAACATATGAAAACACAGCAACAGACCGGGCAGTTGTACTAACGCCTACAGTAGCTGACGCATGGATTAAGATCGAAGCATCTGCTCCAACCCCCGCTGACAGTGAAGGCTTCTTGCTTCCTGCTGGTGGTAGCTATACTACTATCCTGCGGGCTGGTGAACATATTGGTTCTACTGCTGTACTCAATATCGTTCCTTTAGGAGAAATCTAATGTTTGGCGGCTTTGGAAGTCGCTTTGCTAAGTTTGGGACAGGTGGTGGCGGGCGCTCTATTGCATCTGCCGCCGACCTGCTTCAGCTTTTTAAGCGCGGATCAGAAGATGGAGCAATGCTTGATGAGTTGGATAACACAACTGATCTTGAATTAGCTAATGTTAACTGCCTCGACTTTGATGGTAGCGGAGATAGAGTAGAAATTAACTCTGCGGGCGGTGTGGATTTAACAACAAATGCCTCGAACAACTTTGGCTCCTGTGTTATTACAGCAACTTTTAAGCAGGAATCAGCAGGAACTCAAGTGATTCATTCTTGTGGTTCAGCATCCTATAGATTGTTTACTCAAAATAATTTTTTAAAAGTAAATGCTGTTGGTACTGAAATTTTTGCTATAGAGCTAAACAAAGTATATAGAAGTACAATAACATATAATGCAGATGGTAGCACTAGTAGTTTTGTTTTAGAAAATTTAACAGATGGTACGACTCAAACAGACTCTTTCTCAAGAAGTTCTGGCGCACACGGAGGCACACATGGGTTTCAGATCGGTGCTAGGCAGACTGGATTAGTTTGGAATGGTAAAATATCTAATGTATCTGTAACTAACTCTTCAGTTGGTGCAAACCTTCACTTACCATTGGCAGAAGGCTCTGGTTCTGTAGCTTATGATGTAAGTGGTAATGGAGCAAATGGAGCAATAGTTGGTGCTACTCATTCTACGTTAGACGGCATTGAGTCTTGGAACCACGAATATGGGTTAACACCTGCTGTTACAAGCACTGCTTATGATGGTTCGGTAGACACAGGTATTAGACTAGACTCATCAGACATTGTTTTAAAAATTAGATTCTTATGGCGAGGCGATACTCAAGATTATTTATTAGGTTTTTATAGTGCAACAGCTACTGAAAGGTTTTTGTTTTATCAAAGTGGCACTCAAATGAGAATTTTTACACCCAATGGTGACCACAGTTTAGCACCTGCATCTAGCATACAAGATAAATTTGTAGACCTTGAAATTACATCTACTACCGCTACATTAAACGGAGCGACAACATCTATTGATTTAACAGGTTTAAGTCAAACTGGTGATTTACGTTTATTTAGTAATAATGCTGGGGGTGTAAATGCTAATTGCGACATACACAGTTTTAGTCTAGTTAAAGATGGAACACTAGTTGCTGATTATACTGCGGCTCAAGAGGGTAAGTTTTACGATACAGTTTCCAATAGTCTTGTTTCTGGTACAGGAACATTGGTTACTAATAACATCCCTGCACTTAACATCAAGACTACACAGGTTGCTACCTTTGATGGTGTGGCTGATAAGTTAACAGCTACCGGAATTACAGGTAGTAGTGTTATTACACACGATGGAACAGCTACCCTAACTGCAGGAACAGGTGAAATCACATCTAGTGCAGGTACAGCATATAACATAAAGGTGGATGGAGTTTTAACATTTACAATGTCTAGCGGTATCGGAACATCTACAATCTCTAGTGTTAATGGATTGATTGGTAGCGGCACAGTTACGGTTGGTTCTGGTGGGCTTGATACCTTCTGGGGTACTCGTGTAGCAGACACAGCAGGTTCGCTTGTGAGTGCAGACTACGCCACAGGTAACCTAACTATCAGCAACACTCCAGCACTGGATAACGGTGCTGAAGCAGACCTAGTGCAGACTGACTCTGTGTTTACATCAGGCACTACTAGCTTCTGGAGTTCTGACGGTTCTACTCAGGATGAAAAGACATTCGATCAGTTGGTAGACCACGCTAACAATCGTAACGGATATGACCGCATATGGGTTAAGGTTGTAGATGGTAAGGTTATCTGTATTGCACAGTACGACCTAGACAAAGACTTCCTGCCTAGTGATGTTCTAAAGAATGAGCGTTACTTCGGTGGCACATCTGGCGCACTGCGTGATGTCGATGGAGATTTTATATTAGATGGAAGTGGTTTTGTAATCTTTGCAGCTTAGGAGATATTATGGAAGAAATAGAAATAACACCAAGCCCATATCAAAAGTTTAAACACAGCAATGGGGCTTACTATGCATGGGTGCTAACATCGCCCTACATACTGGCTGTTGATGCTCCTCACGATGACCCCGGCGGGTATGACGATGAGGGTAATCACATAGAACTGCACCAGTTTGTATTAACACATGAGCTTATTGGGGATGATATCCTTATAAGTCTTTGTAAGAAACAGGGTGATACACGTAAGACTAAAGTAACCGAAGATGATATGGAGCAGTGGGACAACTTCCTTCAGATGAACGGAATAGAAAAAGATGAGTGGCTAACTATAGCTGATAAACAGCAATTAATGGAGATTGAATAAATGGGACAATTAGACTTAACTACAGCACAGGTACAGGCTATCCTAGACAATGCTGAGTTTGGTATGGAGTTTACTGGCGGATTTGCTGGCAAGCCGTTATCAAATAGCTATGCATGGGAGCCGGGTACTGGTATTAGTATTACACAGGCAGACGTAGATGCAGGTATCTTTAAAACATTCTCGCTAGATAGAGATGTCCACCTGTCAGTGGACTCGCCCTACTGGGCTAGCCCTGCACCAGCAGACCATACCGACAAGGGTATCTTTGGTGGCTCTTATCTGCCGCATGATGTTACAGGATTGTATGATTTTACGCACAACGATTCTGACACATACGAAGATGGTAGCAATATTGTTACATCTGGACGCATCAAGCTTAACGATCTTAATGTAGGCGATCAGGTTCGCGTACGCTTTGACTTCAACGTAATACCACAAGTAGCCAACACCACTATTGAGCCGGCATTATGGTACAAGAACCGGGACTCTGGCAACAATGTTACGTTTAGCTTCTCTCTAACAGGAAGCCCTATCTTCTACGGCACTGGTACAGTAGGACAAACCTACTTAGTGCGTGCAGAGATTTCGGCTTATATCGCATCTGACGAGGATATCAACGCATTAGCATACCCTGCTATTAAGTCTGATAACCAGATCATCGTACAACCACTATCAATGTTAACAACGGTACTGAGGTAATTATTATGGGAATGAGAATTGTAAGAAACGCTGAAGGAAACTGCATTAACTTTGTTGGGTCTTCTAACCCCGCATACTTTAACGCTTGTTTGTCCGCTCAAATCAATAGCCTAGACTCTAATGCTGTAGATGTTATTAACGACATCCGTACAGCTAACGACGAGAATACTCAGTATGAGTTTTACTCTATCAATTATACAGAGTTCTTAGACAAAGACGGCAATGCTTTTGCTGATGCCCAAGCCACTGTTGATTATATTAACGCCAACGCTAATGTACTGGGACTTTCTGACTCAGGTACATCTTTGACTGGTATCAATGTGGACTTCCGACTGGACGACACATCTACATCTATCATCATGGACAATGGATCAGCTTTCGGTGTAAACACTATTAAGGCTGTTGCTGATGCAGATGGGACTATTCACATCCACGCTATTGGTGGTGGTATTCCTACAGGCTCCGAAAGCGCTTCTACTCACAAGCACTTCGAGGGCTTGGAGCATGGACGTGTTAGCGTTGATAGCAATACTGTATCAGGCGGATTAAACGATGTTGTTAACACACTTAACGAGCTGTTCACTGTTGGTGCATTTGAGGCTGTTGTTATTGCTGACCCGCATAGCACCATGGTTGCTGACGTAAGTGGCGTTGACGCTGGTTATACTATCATTGGTAACACTGCCGTTGATCCTATTGGTGATGATGTTTTCGCTAACAGTTCTAGCGGCAACCTAGCTGGTCTTAAGTCAACTGAGACAATCGACCAAGCGGGTGAATACTTCACGTTTGATATTCGTGGTGAGGGGCAGATTGGGTTTGGTCTTATTCATACAGATTCTTCCTATAGTGGTGGCTTCTATGCAGGGAGTGCTACCTATGCTGACCCTAGTACATTTGCCATAAGCAACAGCGCACACTATGGCTTCCAGTTTTCACACTGGTTTCACCCAACCCCCAATGGTTCGTGGACTAACTACGGAGCTTCTACTGGTTTCATCTACGGTTCTGGCTGGAGTAACTGGGAGTCTCAGGACGAGTGGCTTGCTGGTAACCCTGTAAAGATGCGGGTAGGTATTGATGAGAATGGATACATTGCTATCTCTACATTGCAGGATGATGGTACTACTTGGATTTTGCATGCACGTAGTAGCTATATAGTTCAGGAAGGTGCATCATTCCATCTGGGTGTTAAGTCAGCAAGCCCTTCTGCTAGAGTGGCATCAGCACCCAAGGTTCACCTGCTGGAAGCTGAAGCCCCTGTAATGCAGTTCCGTTACATCGAGTCTCCTGATGGAAACTTTGAGTACCCACTGTTTGCTACAGAGGAAGAAGCTAATTACTATGACAGTCAGAATGGTGGAACGGGTAGTGGCTCAAGTCATACTCATACATATACAGATGACCCCACTGCTACAACATGGTATATGCCAGACAATGGCGGAACAATGACTGATACAAGCGCACCCGCCGCAGACCTAACATTAGGACAGGCTGCTACTTATACAGAGATTACATCACTAACTAACGCTGACTTAACTCCCCCTCAGTTTAGTGCAACTAGCCTAACTCAAGAGGAAGGTACAGCTGTAAACATTCAGGTGACACCCGCTGGTGCTACTTGGTCTAGTTCTGTTAGCATCTCTCCTAGTGGATCAGGACTTGTCTACGATGGCTATAGCTTGGTTCAGGGTACATTGACTGATGTTGGTGCGGACACTGTGTATACAATTACAGTAACGCGTGCAAACTCTTACGGTAGTTCTGTAGGTACGATGACTGTAACAGCTACAGACGTAGCTCCTGTTAGTACTAACGATACTCCTTGGACTAAGGCTCTAGACTTTAGTGGCTCTAATGAACACTCTAAACAAGTTTCTAGTTCGATGTATGTACAGCCATTACAAATGAATGGGTTAGCTAATCAGGTTGATTTAGGCACTCGTTCACAAGGTGAGACGTCTAACAACACATCTTCTAGACCTTGGGCAACAGCAGTTGTATTCAAATCAGATGGCTACAATGGCAATCAAATGATATGGAATCAAGGCGAAGGTTCTTTAAGTGGTAGTGATAACATCTTTGTAAATGTAGGTGCTACAGGACATGTTAATCTAGGTTGGGGTAGAGAAGGAGTTGGATACAATATGTGTAGAATTGCTTCGAATATATCCTCATCTACTTGGTACGGAATTTCTATAGCTCACAATGGCGTAAGATTAGGAGGCAACAATGCTTCTGCTTCTAACTTGGCTGATTGCTTTGATATTAGAATTATGAGTAGTGCTGATTCATTTGCTTCAATAAGCAGTAACTTATCAATTGCAGCTAATTGGACTTCTACAGGTCAAAGAATGGATAGAACTGTTGCAGGAGACTTTACCATTGGCGGTAGAGGAACTGGATATAGCTATAGAGGTAAGATAGCTAGTATGGTTGTTACCACATTAATTAGTGAAGGTAACTATACTAGTGCCCAGCTTCCAGCGGGATTTATGCCTGATGCTGACCAAGCAAAAATGATGATTACTGACCCTGTTAAGTGGATTGATGACTATAAGGTTAGATTGTCTACAGGAAACCCTAATGGATTATTCAGGAAACCTGCTGAAAGATTTGCAACGAGTTACTACACACCTGCAAATGCTTATCAGTCAACCTACGTATGGTTAATGGGAGATGGTACTAGTGATTCTTATTCTAATGGAGTAAGGAACCATGTTTACCCGTCAGACCAAAACCATGGTAAACTGCAATTAAATAGTATGGTTAGTAACGACATACAAACAGTTAACATTAATGGACTGACGTAAGGATAGTGGGGCGAAAGCCCCTTACCCTTTAGGAGAGAAGCAATGGTTCCTGAAAATTTATTTAGAGACACCCAAGAAAAAAGAATGGCGGTTATGATGCAACAGGTTAGCGACAAACTTGATAACCACATCGATAGAATGGACGAAAAACTTGAGGTTTTAGTTGAGGCTGTATCGACTGTGGACGAAAGAAGTAAAAAGAATTCAGAGTTTATAAGAGCTATTAAGTATGTAACAGTTACAACGCTAGCACTGCTGGTGCTGTACAGCTTTGGTCTTAGTGAAACGTTGAAGATGTTTTTAAAATAAGGAGTAGTACATGTTTGGTTTACCAATGGAGTTTGTAGTAGGGATGGCATCCGGAGTAGGTGGCTGGATAATGAAGATGCAGGCGCAGAAGCTTGCTAACCAGCAGGAGATGATGAAGCTGGCTGTCCAGAAGGTTGAGGTAGCGGACAACAGTATGGATAGAGCGGCGGCGCGTGGCTCAGTATTACTCCGTAGGGTTGTAGGATTCACAGTAATGATTGCCGCATTCGGTGGACTGCTTGTTGTTGCGTTCTTCCCTGACATACCTGTATCAATAGTAAAAGAGACTGGTGGATTTGAACTCTTTGGATTCCGCTTTGGTGGTGGGCTAAAGGTTATCGAGGCACAAGGCTTGGTCATTGAGGACTGGTTCCGTTTGTCAGTGGTTAGCATCGTTCACTTTCTGTTCGGACAGGCGGCGGCAAAAGCGTGAAGATAGTACATACCCTCTTAATCGCCTGTATTTGCGTTGTGAGCGCATGCAGTCCTCAGCCTACTGTTGATACGTTTGATATCACAAAGTGGATTAGAATGGATTCTGAGTACGCTGAGCTATCAATAGAGCAGGTAATGGTTATCAGATCGCTAGCATCAGCGGAGATGATGAGTGACGGATGGACTAAAAACAACTACCGACTAAACGCAATGGACTGCGAGGACTATGCGCAACGGATGAAGACTGAGATGCTAATGGTAGCTAGGAAGTGTGGGCTACTGAACGGTAAAGGTATTCCGGTTGGAGTATTCTGCTATATCACCGACAGGGGTACTGGTCATGCGGTGGTCTTTGCTGTCTGTGGCAAAAAGGTTTTCTTCTTTCAGCCATATCCCGAGGATATAAACCCTATTAAGTTAAGCAGTACTGAATTAGATAACACAAGGTTTAAGTGGTTCTAAGTCTTTGAAAGATATAGCTACAAAAAAACCCCAATGCCAAAAGCAAAGGGGTAATTTTTTATCCAGCCATAACTAGATTGTATATTTTTCTAGCTTGATATACGGCATCGGTCTTACTGCTCCACATTCCTAAGCATTTATCGCCCGCCATGCGTGGGTTCTTTGCCTGATAGACTTCGTGAACTCCGCCTGACAGTGTACTTTTTGCTACGTAATACATAAGTATGTCCTCGTCAGCGTTCCTTCACACACAATATGCTACTTCCGTCCCTAGGGGATGAACGAGTTAGATATATAACTACTACCTGTAAGGGTATTGGTCAAGATATATGTTTAAATTTTTGCATTTAATAAACATATAAAAAAAAACCCCAGTCCCTGAGATAAAGAGACTGAGGCAAAATGCTTTAGTGGTTTTAACCAAGTGCATCAAACTCGATAGAATAGGGGACAAATGAAACAACCCCTAGGACAACCACCTAACCTTCCCTTGAGACAATTATCTTTATACCATACTGCAAAGATAATGCAACAATTAATCTTCTAATTCTATTCAGACATCCCTTCTTATCGTGCATAAGCCGAAGTCTTTTGACGACATATTTTTCTGTTGTCTAATAAACTTAAATGAATCAGCTTGTGAATCAAACAGCTTCGTGTGTCCCTTACCATTGCAGGAAGTCCACGACAATCTGTACTTATAATAATCACCTTCCATTACATACTCCAGTCTAGAATGTATACCGTCAGGCATACAGCCAGTACTAACCATACTATTAATTCATTGCTCATGAGTACCACCAGTGTGTTAATGTCATCCCTGTAATTGTACCAGCCATTGCCCCTGCTGAATATGATATGCGCTCTACCCATCCACCGAATGCTACGGACTTAACGTTCAGAGTCCATACCAAACTAATGAAGAAGCCAACAAGAGCCGCACCTACGTACTGCTCCTTGCTGACTTGTACGATGTTAGCCGATACCAGCAGGGTTTGCACCCAGCCAGTACCGAACAGTGTTATGATCGCTTTCATAGAGAAGCCATCTCCACGATAGGCAACTTACCATCAATCACCACGCCGCATGAGATAGCAGGCTTCTTGCCAGCCTTAGCGTATGCCATAGCGTATGCATCATGATCTATACCGCAACCAACCTGCATACCGAACACGCTGAAGTTAGCACCAACATAATGCTCAACGTATGCTTGAGTGTGAAGGTGACCCTGTACTGTATTCATTAGGTCTGCTCGACACTTAGTGCGTGCTGTTCCAGCCTCACCATGGATATACTGTACGTCATCAATAACTACACGCTCAGTAAAATCCCATCCCGGCGTACCCAGCACTTCGTTATAATCACGCACCCAACGCTTGCTGATACCAGCAGTCATAGCCTTACGGCATACTAAGCGGTCATGGTTTCCGATGATAACCTTTGCTTTTGGGAAGGCATCATACCACCGCTTGATTCGCTTGATGGCAATGTCCAGCTCGTCCCCCGCCCCCATACCATCTGGGTCAGTTTCGTGGTAGGAGCTGAAGTGATTGTCGATGACATCCCCAATGAACACCACTTTATTAACCCTGTACTTTGCGGCTGTATCGATGCAGTGTTCGAAGTAAGAATCCAGATCGAATGGCGCATGTAAATCCCCGACAACGAGAACGCGACTCTCACCAAATGGACTATTTTGTTTAACACGAACTACCTCCTTTTGTTTTGTTTTATCTGCAATGCGAACAGCTCTCTTCACTGACTCCGCACTCATTCTTAATTTCTTTGCCGCCTTACTAACACCTAGCTCCAACGCTAGCTTCTTGATTTCTTTTGCTTTCTTTTCTGAGTATGCCATCTTACTTGTCTCCTTTAATATATAAACTAACCACTATAAACAATAATACTATCGACCATATTCTTGCTATCTCAAATGCAACATTACCGAACTCAGTCAAGCTCATCGAACATAACCCCCGGATAGTATCCGTCTTCAATCTGACGTTGAAGGTTAGCCAATGCTCTCCATGCTACAGCTGTCCAGTCTTCCTCAAGCAAGTGACGCATCATAGCGTCCAGCTCGTCTGAGGATTTGTCCTTAGCCCAATGCAAAGGTTGACCGGGGTTGTGTTGCTCGTTGCCTACCCATGACTGCTTAGCTACTGCCAGCAGTGCGTCAGGGAAGTATTTAATACACCCGCTATACAGCGGTAGTTCTTTTCTTGATTGTGCGTCTTCCGGCATTATATTTAATTCACTCATTGTTATTCTCCTTCATTATTCTTTGTATGATTTCGTAGTATTTTTGTGGGTATGCCGATTTGTTTCCTCGGCAATAATCGTATAACTCTTCCAGATATACAGTTGGAATCTTTAGCTTAGCTTTGCGCATCTCCATCAGGTATTCATACCTATCCGGAAACTCAGACTTAAACCACTCAGCCGCCGACAATACATCCTTGTGCCACTTGTTCATGTGGCAATGGTAGCATAGGCATTTGATATTCTCAGGGTCTAACTCCATATGCTTATTGGTTCCCACATTTAAAACATGAGAACCATGAGCATTGCATCCTGACACTTCCGTTTTGCACCACTGGCAAACATTCATGTCACGTTCTTTAGCACACCACTTAGCTATATCTACTAGCTTCTTTGAGTACCAACTGCGATTGTGTTTCAGTGCCATCTTAACCTCCTAAAGTTAAGGGGGTTTTTACACCCCCAATTGAAAGACTAAAATGGTACGTCATCTTCGTACTCAACCTCGCTATCCAGCGTTGTCTGTTGTGACACAGGAGCTGACTCCTTCTGCTTGCGTCCATCGAAGTACGCTTGCAGTGTGGCGTCCGCATCCTTAGCTTCAGCTAGGTCTGCCGCATCAGGTTCTACCACTTGGAACTGAGGCTTCATATAGGACACCATCTTGTTTAGCTGAACCTTGTTGGAACCAGCCAGTGACACCTGCTTGCCGTCCTTGATATCATCCTCAATCCACTGACTCATAGCGCACCCGCCTAAGTCCAGCTTGATGATAGTGCCTGCTCCGAATGTTTCACACTCAGTTGTGAGAGCGTAAACAATCTTGCGGTACTTGATACCCATCGCCTTGAGGCTGTCTTTGATTTCCTTGTACATGCCTTCTTTGACGATGGTCGGTTTGCCATCCTTCCATGACTGCACCTTGATGGGAGCCTTGCTGATGTTGTGTGTTTCCTGCGCCTTACAGCTACCTAAGTCCTGCACCCAACCGGATACATTGCTAAGCTGATCCAACACGACGAACTCAATATTACCCTTGAGGTAAGCTCGTTCCTTTGCTTCTGAATCGTAGTACTTAAAGTTACCCTCCATGGCATCCCACTCTAGGATTGCTGTTGCAGGGTTACGTACTGATGATCCGCTGTTTGTGTTTGTAATACTCATGTTACCTACTCCTTTGTTTGTTGTTTTTTCTGTGTGTAATTGTACATTATTTCTTCCGCTTGTCAAACAGATCGGCTGAGTAATAACTTACTAAGTACTCAACTTCTGGTCGTCTGGCAAACTCAATGGAATCCTTCTCACCTTGTGAGCTTTTATCCACTGTTACGTTCTTTGGTTTCCACGATCCTTTGACCATGAACTCCTGCTTCTTCTTCTCTCCTGTGTTCCTGTCCCTGTAAACCAAGGTCTTTATCAGCATGGTCTTAACTCCGAAAACGATCCTCGTTGTAAGTCAGGCTTCAATACTACATAACCCTTGTCACCATAGGAAGCTTTCTGACAGTCCAGTACAATGGCATCCTCTGCTTGTGTACCGTACACATCCATAACAGGAGCGCATACCGTATCTTGATATACTAGTGTCATGCGGGATGATTGTGTTAACTCACCCGAACCCTTGATGTCACGCTTGCTAATCCAGCTCTCATCCTCAAGCTTTGTTAAGTGATGAATACTAAGGATTGCTACGTCATACTTGTGTGCCGCACGCTTCAGCGAGGCGAACATGTGGTTGTCCTGCATTACAGCATTCTCACCCACACTACGAACGATGTCCTTGAATCCATCAACTACTACCCATTCGATGTTGTGCTTCTGCTTAGCCTTGCTGATCTTGGCAATGATTGACTCAACCGTTGTGGCTTGGTCGTCAACGGACAGAGGTAACTTAGTCAGCTCATCCATTGCTACCGTATGCCTCATCAGGAAAGACTCAGGCACGTTGTTTCTGCGTAGATCAAACGTGTCATACTTACCATGAGTAGCCGCCATTGCAGTCATGTATCTTTCAGCGCCATCCTCGAATGGCATGTAAAGCCCCGGTATTCCCTCCTGAAGCCAGAAGTGGGACAGATACATAGCTAACCTAGACTTACCCTTGCCATCGCGTCCAGCGAGCGGTGTGACAGCCTTAAGGGGTATGCCGAATGTGCGTTGCTGAAAGTCCTCCCATGGAAAGGGAAGACCAACACGCTCACCGGAAGCCACGGCTGTATCTAACTTCAATGCATCGCTCGCCAAATCTCTTAGCGATCTCTCAGTAGCAACTGTCTCCGTGTTGCTTAGCTTGTTAGCTACTGATGCACATACATCGTCCGGAAACTCACCATCAAACAGAGACTTCGTACCCTCCTGCAGGATGGATAAGGTTCTCTTTCTGATATGCTCCTCTCTGAACTGTGATAAGCCCTCAATGAACTCCTCAACTGTGAAACCCCAGTCCGGTATGTCCTCACTCATCGCATCGATTGAGCCATCAATCTCTTTGAACATTGGAGCGAGTACTACATTACCGCTTAGGTCGTCCCATCGCTTGGCTTCCACCAAGGTTTCAAGGTAAGTCCAGCAACGCTTAGCAACGTAGCTTTCAAACCAATCAACACTAAGTCCTGCATTGATTGCTTCAATAACATACTCATCACCACGCCTTAGGACTGCTAGTATTTGATTATCAGTTACCATATTGTTTGTTCCATTCTTTTAATTGAGCCGCTGTCATACGTCCCTTCTCTGTGTTAACCTCTTCATCAATCACCAGCTCATCTTGCCACATCTTGTTGCTTGGATTGATCCAGCCTTGAAAGTCCTTACGGAACTTCTTGTCTGGTCTAGCCTTGATGTAATTCGGAATCACGCTGATGATCTGCTCTCTATCTTTATCAGTTAACTTTCTCCAATATCGCAATGATGTTTGCTTATTACCTTTCCGATCATAAGCTATCCATGCTTGCTCAAACTCAGCATCAATAGATGCGAAGTCTATGTTAGATATATTCTTATGGTTAACCTTCTTATAGTTAGGGTTCATATTTTGAACCACCCCTAGTTCATTTTTTGAACCACCCCCTAGTTCATTTATTGAACCACCCCCCTCCCTCTTAGCCATGATATGATAGACGTTTGATTTGCTGTTACCTTTGTCATCAAACCTCTTGTCTTTAGCTATCAATCCTAAGCTTTCGAGTTCTTTGAGTGCGTTCAATACAGTGTTCTTACTTGATACGCCGCATTCTTTTTGCAGTGTAGCAAGACTAGGGAAGCAACTGTTTGTCTCATTGTTTTTATGGAACCATAGCCAAGCAAGAATGACTTGCTGTGTAGGCTTTAGGTTCTTAGCTAGTCGAGCCGGAAAAATTCCGAACTCGCCAGCTTCTAATGTTATACCCATGTTAACTCCTTCTCTGTTTCTGGATATGAGTGAATAAACATCTGACGCAAAGGGACGAGTAAAGCAGATGGTACATGGTTGGTCAACAGTATACGCCATGTATCACATGTGTACTCAACAGCGTTACTCCTTTGCATTTTCATGTGTTCGTTTGTCCATTTAACTACTAGCCTGTCCATCTCTTCATCTATCTTTACCCGTCTCATCTTACTCCCCTTGGGTTATGATGCGAATCACTTGACACAAACGCTGACCCTCTTCTGTTTTGAATGCTAGGTCTGCATCCGGACGTTGATCTCTCGCACTAAGCTTCCGGTTAATCCGAACCATCTCCTTGAGACACCAGTTTTCATAAGTCTTTGAGCCAAAACTATTTGCACCCATTAACTCGTTAGCTGGTTCCAGTTCTGTTACTTCGATGATTTGTTGCATTTGTTCTTCTCCTTGTTAGTGTTCCATTTGATTTGTGAATAACCTTGTTCGTACTTCTTGTTATCGTAGCCGCCTTTTGGCTTCATTCCCTTACCCATTATAAACAATCCTCCGGTTTAATTCTTACTCCTGTTAATTCCATGGCACGCTTTACATGAAGCATTGCCTTATAGTTATTTGCTATCTGATCCGCACTCACGGCAGATGCACTGAAGCCCTGCTTGTTGTCCGCACCAAACGCTACGATCAACGCAATCTCTGGCTTCTCGCCATCCCATTCAACGTTGCTTGCATAGATGCTTGCCTGTAACTTGTGCTTAATGCTTGGCTTCTTGCTAGATTTCCAGTCAACAACAGCCAGCACTCGTCTACCTTTAAAGGTAACGTAGCCTACAAAGTCTGGTTGACCCGTCACCATTAGCTTTGAATCGTAGAAGCGCTCCTCACCGTAGCAAAACTCCGGCTCGAACTTGTCAACAAAGTTCTGCCAGCCGTCCGGCAAGTGTTCAGCATCTCCGCCATCCTTGAATGATTGCTCAATACTGTCATGCATTAGTGTGCCATCATCAGCACATTTTGTCAGTGCTTTCTCATACTCCTCAAATGTTGCACCCTGATTGAACGCCCATCGTATCAAGCCTTCGCCTCCTCCATAGGGGTCAAAATGCTTTAGGAAGCTCGT